GGTCACGTTTCAATCGGGACGCACGGACTAGGGTCAACTCTAGTCAATATCTTGTCAAAGAAATTCATCGCTCATACAGACGATGGCAAGAAACATTTCAGACTCCATTGCTCTCATAATCTTAGTGAAATTGAAACAGAGATAACTAAGACCAAAGGAGTTCTTGGTACTAATGTGTCATTCTTTCCAGATTTTCAGAGACTTGGTATGAACAAAATTACTGAGGACCACAAAGGACTGATTGAAAAACGGGTCAATGACCTAGCAGTATGTTTTCCAAAAATCAGATTTAAATACAATGGTCGTGTTGTTCAAGCAAGTACGTTTAAGCAATATCTAAAGAAAATAGGCGATAACTATGAAATTATTGAAACCCCTAACTTCAAGGTGGCAGTCATTCCATCTGAGACTTACGAGCATATATCATTCATCAATGGTATTGACACTTTCGGAGGTGGAGTACATTGTGATATTGTGTCTGGTGATATATCTTGGACATTAAAAGAAGCAATCAAAAAGAAACATCGCCTCACAGTACGTCCATCGGACATTAAAAATCACCTCACATTCGTGACGATAACGAATTCAGTGGGAGACCCAAAGTTTGATTCTCAAACGAAGGAGCGCCTCACTAACAATGCAAACGATATCAAACCAATCTTTGACGGACTTCTTGATGAGAAGTTCATCGGCCGCATTCTGAGGAACGATGAGATAATACAACCTATTATTGAAACTCTTCTACTCAAAAAGCAATTGGCAGAGTCACGAGCATTACGCAAAGCCAATAAGGGTATGAAGAAAAAGAAAGTTGCTACCCATATCTCTGCATCTTCCAAGAATCCTGATGATAAGATTTTGTTTATCACAGAAGGACAATCAGCAATATCCAATCTAATTAATGTACGTAAGACAGATATTCACGGTGGTTTCCCATTGCGTGGTAAAGTTCGTAATGTGAGAGAACTAAAACCCACCGAAGTTATGAAAAACAAAGAACTATCTGAATTGATGTCCATTGTTGGTTTGGAACTTGGTGAACCCGCAGTTGATTTGAATTATGGCCAGATTGGTATTTTAGCGGATGCTGATTTCGATGGTTTTTCTATCGCCGCTTTGCTAGTAAACTTCTTCTCCAACTGGAAAGAGTTGTTCGAGGAAGAGCGAGTGCTACTGATTAAGTCTCCAATCGTTATCGCTAAGAAGGGCAAAAACGTCAAGCGATACTATGATTTGGCAGATTTCACCAATGCGAAACTTGACACGAGTTGGAAAATAGAGTATAATAAGGGTTTAGGTAGTTTATCACTAGAAGAATATGACCTGATGATAAACGACCCAGTGACAGAGGTCATTGAATTCGACAGTGGAGCGAACTCTTCACTAGAAACAGCGTTTGGGAAAAACTCACTCCCACGCAAACAATGGTTAATGCAATGAATGTAACTGAACTGATAGACGGACAATACAAAGACTACAGCAAATACGTTCTGTATTCCAGAGCAATCCCTCATATGATTGATGGTCTCAAACCATCACAGAGGAAGATACTCTATACGGCATTGAAAACGGCCAAAACGAGTCGTATCAAGACCGCATCATTGAGTGGTAATACTATATCACAGGCGAATTATCATCACGGTGATGCCTCATTGAACGAAGCAATCACGAAAATGGTCCAGACTCACTCGAATAATATACCATTATTACAGGGTGAAGGCAGTTTCGGGTCGAGACTGGTACCAGATGCGGCCGCACCTCGATACACGTATGTCCAAATGAGTGATAATTTCGAGACATATTTTGCGGATACGATGGTCGCTAATAAGAGTATTGACCCGGAAGACCCAGAACCAGCATTCTATCTACCTATTATTCCGTGGGTTCTAGTAAACGGAGTCAAAGGAATCGCTGTCGGATTTGCTACAGAGATACAGCCACGTAATCCAAAAGAGATTAGTGCAGTATGTCAATCATATCTTAAAGGGAAGGATATCGATAACATAAAACTCCTTCCATATTTTCCAGATTTCTCTGGAAAGGTCTATGAAGATAATGATGCGACTTATTGTGAGGGCGTATTTACCCTCACAGGACAGACTAAGTTAGAGATTACCGAAGTGCCGGTTGGTTTCAATCGTGAGTCATATGTACAAGTATTAGACAAATTGGAAGAGACTGGAAAGATTGTATCGTATACAGACAAGTGCGATAAGACAGGATTCAATTTCGATGTTACATTAAAACGAGGCGCTTATCAACCCACAGTTGCCGGAAGTCGAGCGAGAGCCAAAAAACTGAAAGACCACCAGATTGTCTCTCTATTCAAACTAAAGAAAAAGATTAACGAGAACATCACAGTCATTAATCACGAGGGCCAATTAAAGGTTTATGATAATCCAATTGGTATCATTAAAGACTTTTGTGATTATCGTATTAAGAAATATGTAGAACGATATGCGTATCTGATTAGTGAAGGCACTGAAACTCTTGGTACAATTCAAGCGAAGGTGAGATTTATTGAGAAAATTCTTGATGGAACTCTTGATTTTAAGAATAAAAATCGACAAACCATCAAAAAAGAGTTGACAAACCACTTCAAACCTGATATAATAGATATATTAATAAAGATGCCTATATACTCCCTATGTCAAGATGAGATGTCTAAACTGATAAATGAGGGTACGGCACTATATAAACAAATAGAACTCTGGAAGAATATTGATACGACCAGAGAATTTATCAAAGAATTGAGGGTATTATAAAATGGAATTTGTAGACGAAATCCCAGAAGAGCAAGAGTCCAAAAGAGTGGAAAATTCTCTTGAGATTGGTCTTATAAAATTTAAGAATGGTCCAGTTAACTTTGAAATTAAAGATGTAAAAGTTAAAGACGTAGAAGGACTACGTGAGTTTATAGAAGAACTATTGCAGGAGTGGGAAAAATGATATTAGTAGATTTTAATCAAGTAATGATTGGGTCTTTGATGATGAATGCCAAGACTCAAGGAGATGTTTCCGAAGATTTACTTCGACATATGGTGCTGAATACGATACGAAATTACCGTAAGCAATTCTATAAGACATACGGAGAAGTTGTAATCTGTAATGACAGCCGTCACTACTGGAGAAAGGATGTATTTCCTCTCTACAAAGCAGGACGTAAAGCGGGACGAGATAAATCTCCTTTTGATTGGAAGATTATATTTGAAATCTTTGATAAACTCAGAGAGGAAATTAAAACGAATTTTCCATACAAGTTTATTGAAGTTATGGGAGCAGAAGCCGATGATGTTATTGGTGTGATATGCAAGTATCATCACGCTAAAGAGAATATGCTTATTCTGTCATCCGATAAAGATTTTATTCAACTACACAGATATAAGGGAGTACGTCAGTATTCTCCTATGCAAAAGAAATTCCTCAAGCATCAGTCACCGATAGCATATCTAAAAGAGCATACTATTCGTGGTGACCGTGGTGATGGAATACCAAATTTTTTATCACAAGATGATTGTCTTGTGGAAGGAGTTCGGCAATCTTCGATATCTAAGAAGAATCTGGAAGTCTGGCTGAGTCAGAAACCAGAAGAGATTTGTACGACTGCCGAAATGGGAGAGAGATGGGAACGAAATGACCAGTTGGTCAATCTTGACAGAATTCCAAAATTACTTGTGAGCGATATTGAAAACGCTTTTAAGAAAGAGCCTTTGGGACAACGCAAGAAACTTTATGATTATTTTGTTATGAATAAATTATCGAGGTTAGTGGATGTCATTACTGATTTTTAGTTGGATATTGAAGGTATTTAAACTGATATGAAATTTGACCAAAATAGCGGGTGTCGTATAATGGTATTACCTCAGGTTTCCAACCTGATGACAGGAGTTCGATTCCCCTCACCCGCTCCAATATTATGAAAGACGTTTTCGGTAGAAAATGGAAGATGGTACAATTAGAGGACAAGCCCTTAATGAAATATGACACATTTGCTAAAGTGCGAGATGTGATTATTGGAATGATAGCAATACATTCTATAATTTGGACTATGGGCTTGTTAGCAAAATTAGGAGAGTAGAATGAGTGATTTTTTTGAAATGAAAGATGAATTACATCCAGTGATGGCTAAAATTATTATATACAGCAGACCAGGATGTGGATATTGTGATATGAGTAAAGCCGTATTGAGGGAGAAGGGAATAGCGTTCACCGAAAAGGTGATTGGCAGAGATGTGTCAATGGGTGAGTTTTTCCAAGAAATTGGTGAGGAAGTTCGTACAGTACCCCAAATAATGGTTGACAAACGGCTCATAGGGGGTTATAATGAACTTATGAAATATTTAAATAACAATGATGAAAATCCACGATATTCTTTAAATGGGAGTGATATATGATATCTGAGGCCAAACCATTTGATTCATACGGTGAAGAATTAGAGAAAGACACAGTTGCCGAGATTATATTCCGATTAGAAACTGATAATAGTCGGTTATTTAAGGAAACTGTCCTCTCACTCAATGAGCATAATTTCACTCTTCGGAGATTATTGAAGGCGACATTGGACCCATATACACAATATTATCAAAGAAAGATTCCAGTGTATGACCAGTGTATGACTGGTGATTGCCAAGACCTTGACTGGGCTCTATCTCAATTGAAAGCATTATCAAGTCGAGAAGTGACTGGTAACGCCGCCATTGCTCATTTAAGCAATATTCTAAGCACTCTATCTGATGATGATGCTGAAATGATTAAACGTGTTATATCGAAAGATTTGAAATGCGGTGTCAATATCGCTACGGTGAACAAGGTATTTGGTAAGGGTTTCATCGAAACATATCCTTGTATGCTAGCCAGTGCATTCAATCAAAAAAGTTTCAAGGCCATCAAATATCCTGCTCTGGTACAGACAAAAATGGACGGTATGAGAGCAAATATTATCATCGATGCTGATGGTAAGGTAGATGTACGCTCAAGAAACGGGAAACAGATTTCCCTTGATGGTCATTTTGATGCTTTCGTGATGCAGATATTCTATAAGTCAGCAACTTTGGAAAACTTAGATGAATTCCACGGTGCAGTGCTTGACGGAGAATTACTAGTTTTAGATGAGAATGAAGAAAAGATTCTTGACAGAAAGACTGGTAATGGAATCCTTAATAAGGCCGTAAAGGGCACTATCACGGCTGAGGAGACCAAACGGGTAAAAATGTGGTGTTGGGATATGATTCCTCTAAAAGATTTTAAAGCGGGACTTAGTTCCATACCGTATGTTGACCGTCTCGAAGTTCTGAAAGAAAGAATGGATGCGGTGTATAATGCTCAAGAAAAACATCTAGTAACTATCCTTGGTGCCACACCAGTTGATAATTACGAACAAGCAGAAGCGATATTTGAATTAGCACTAGAGGCTGGAGAAGAGGGAGTTATCGTAAAGAATGGCGATTCCCCTTGGGAAAATAAGCGTTCTAAATATCAAGTGAAGATGAAAGCAGAATTAGAGGCCGACCTTCTAGTAGAGTCGGTGAATTATGGCACTGGAAAATACGAGCATTTAGTTGGTTCATTATCGTGTGTATCTAAAGACGGAACTGTTAATGTCAATGTTGGTTCAGGTCTAAGTGATGAACAACGAAAGATGCCGTTCAAAGACTATGTGGGAAAGATAGTATCTGTTAAGTACAACGAAAAAATTAAAGATAAGAATAGCGACAGTTGGTCGTTGTTTCTTCCAATCTTTCAAGAAGTCAGATTAGACAAATCTGAAGCCGATAATCTATAACGAGGGGTTTAAATGGATATTTACAGTGTAAAGAGTGTTAGTGCTAAAAAGGTTGTGGAGAAAGGATTCGATAAGAAGATGGATGCCAAGGCTGTAAGGAATAAACTTTCAGAAAAGACTTGGGAGAAGTTCAACAAGAAGTACAAGGGTACCAAGGAAAAGCCTGAAAAGCCTTTCCCCTTTATCGTAATTAAGGGTAAAGACCATCCCAAATATAGGGACGAAGTGACAGATGGCTAAGAAGATTAATCCGTGGACGATGAAAGAATATGAAGAGAAGGATTGTCCAGAGTGTGATGAAGATAAAGCCCAATGGGGTATTGGAGAATCTGTATTGAAAGCGGGAACTGAAACAGCAAAGGAACTATCGGACAAACGTCTAGCGATTTGTAAAGAATGTCCTCACAGCAAAGACTTGTTTAGCCGTGGTTGGATTAATTATTGTAATATTTGTGGATGTATGCTCAAAGCAAAAACGAGATTAGCATCTTCAAAATGTCCTGATGGAAGGTGGTGA